TTGACCGGATCGGTGCCTGAAAGCTCATAAACCCGATCACGCAGTTTTAAAGTCATACCAAGGCGGCGCCAAATGACGCGGGTGCCGTACTCGCCTACGCCGCCCATTGATTTCCAATGCTCGTTTGACCAAGTGTGACCGCCGTCATCTGACCAGCGCAGCATGACTTGAGGTTGCACAAAATCATCTACGGCGTTAATAATTTCGATCTGATCGACAATACCAAGCGAGCCTGATATTACCAAGGGGCTCAAGTAAATGCGCCCTGGCACCTCGGTCACGCCTGGCAGACCCACACCGGTTTCGCAATCCAGTTGCAACGAATGCTGGGCAGTACGTTTAAAGTTATTAGTGCCGGTGGGCAGCGCGCGCCATGAACGCAACCATTTCTGAATGCGGGGGCCGTCAGCGTAGACGTTTAAATCATAAGCATACAAATTGCCGTTTTGAAAATCGCCTACGATAATCTCTTGGTTAAACGACACTTGGCAATTGCTGCGATGACGGCTAAAGTCGCCATTGGTAAAACTTGCCCGCTCATGCCACGCTTGTGAGGCAACATCAAACACCCAAGTCGCTTGCGCGGTGGGGAATGTCAAGACGTAAAACGCATGACCGTCTTGTTGGTAGGTGTAGGCAATGGCATCAGAAATGTCACCGTATTGCTGAATTTGCCACTCGACTGCGTGGGTGCTAATTCGCACACCGGTGTAGCCTTGTGAACGGTAGACAATGCCTCGGCCACGGTCGTCCGCGCCTAACCAAAACACCCCATTATCCAATTTGGCAACGGAAAATGTTGCAGCGCAACCAATTTCGTTAAACGCGCCTTGGATTCGCTGTAAGGGAAAACCCGCACCCGCTGCGGCAGCGTTGTACCAAACCTCGACCGAGTTGCCACCAAACAACCAAATCTCAGAATGGTCGGTGATAGATGACACCAAATGGTCAGGGTCGCCCTCTGCGCTTGCAAAATCAAGTGGGTCGATAGAGAGTGGGTCTAAGAGCGTAGACGTCCATACGCGCTGGCTAGAGGGTTCTATGAAAACAAAGTAGCCTGCAAGATACGACACGGTTAGCGCGCCAGGGAAGTCTGGATCAGTAATCTGCCCAAACTCGTCTGTGTCAGCGTTGTAGACAAAACTTGGCCCGTTACACGCTACCATCAAATGAATGCCATCGTCGGTCATTGACACAGGGCCGTCATTGGCAACCGTGCCAAGCGCTGTAATGGTGTACTCGGTGTCTACCTTGTACAGCGTATTGCCCGACACGACGTACATATTGTTGTCAAACGTCCATAGCCCCCGCACGGGGCCGGTGCCAACAGACGTGACCAAACGCAGCCCTGGAGCCCTGTTCAGAAACGCGGGTTCTTGCCCGCCTTCGGGAATTACCTCGGGAAACAAATTGACCATACGGTTGGCAGCAGCGTTGACGCTGCGAGCCGTATAGGCGGAGCCGAGGATAGGCGACTTCATCAATAATTACCGGCAAAGATGTTGAAGCGCTGACGCGTTGCAACAATCGAATAGGGCAACGACATAATATCGTCAGGGTTGTTGATGCGTTTCAAGTTGCGCTTGGAGTACATGGCAATGCGCGACACTTGAGGCGACGGTTCTACACCAAACTCGGGTGCTAGTTCACACGCCAAGTTGTAGCGGAATGCGCGAAGATAGCCTGGCGGGAACGCTAAAGGCGTAGACAACAACGCGGGGGTAGTTAGTTCTTGCACCGACACAATGTGCCATTCCAATACCTTGGTGGGCACCGGATAGACGGTCATCGTAATGTCGGGGTAAGTCATGTTAACAAACATGACTTGAGGATAAGTAGACGTCACGGTCTTGACCGCAATGCCGTTGTATTGCTGCTGATTGACTAGCTTAATGCCAAACGAAATGTTAGATGACGGGTCACGAAAGTAAGTCGAGTCATCTATCAGAATAGGGCGGTTGCCTACAAAGTCGCCCGTGGGGCCAAGCGTGCGCGTGGCAAAGTTTGGCAACCAAGAGAAGACTTGATCTTGGGTAGAAAACACCGACAAACGCTCGGTGTTCCATGAGTCAATCATCTGATTGAGTGCGGCTAACGCGTCGGTAGCGGTCGCAGCCGACGGTTCTTCACCTTCAGCCAGTTGACCGATTAGGCGTAGCGCCCCATTGATTTGATCACCGGCTGTGGTTGTAGTCATACCTACTCCGTTTTACGACGTCGTTTTAGCTCATTCACAGGCGCAGCCTCTACTTTAGGCGCGTCTAAATTATATACTTCCCACCCGTTTTTGACGTCCTCTTCGGCTTCCACATCGGAAATTGCCACTTTGTTGCCGTGTACGGGGTGCTTGAGGTAAATGTGCATTCAGAATCCTTGTGCGAGGGGCGAGGATCACCCGCCCCTCTTTGCATTAACCTGCGACGCGCAAGGCGACATAGGTATTCTCAGCGGTCTTGCGAACACGCCAATTGCAAGAAGTGTTTGCCGAAACAGCAGCAGTACCAACCAAAGTCACGCCGGTGTTAGCCGTGACCGTAGCAGCGTTTGTGCCACCAATGTTGATAATGAAAAAGTCAAAACAGCTATTGACTTTCATGCTTGGGAAAGCAGCTTCTAGAGCTGTACCCAAAGGCATTGTTAATGCAGCAGCAGCACCGTTATAAGTGATGATGCCGGTTGCCAATTCAGCAGCAGTCAAAGTAGCTGCGGCTGTTTTAGCTGTAGGAGTCACTTGCGTGACCATGTTGATTTCGGCTTCGTTACCGTCACCGAATTGATATCCGCCTGCGCCATTTGGAAGAGTTGGCATGATGAAATTCCTTTGAAAAGTTTAGAAAATGGGGCCGAAGCCCCACTCTGTTTAGCCCCACAGACGAACGGCGGTGACCGGACGAACCGCGTTAAAGCCGTACAACACGTCAATACGGCAAGGCATACGGTCGTTGTTGATGTCGTACTGACGTACGATACGCAACGAAATACCGTTATGCACTTGACGTGAAGCCATGTCAACCCCCTGTGGCAACAGCAAGTCAGCAGTCGCCAACGTGATCGCATCTTTGTGATAGATCAAGTTTTGCGGGTACGCTGTAGCCGATCCACCCAAGAACGTCAGCACAGCGCTAGCTGCTGGGAACGCGCTGATGGTAGCCAAGGCGTTAGCCGAGGTAAACATAGGTGGTTGAACTGACAGAGTTGCGGTAGTTGTTGACGAAACAGTTACGTCAGCAGTTACGACAAACTGTTGCAGCGAACCAGTTGTTTGACGGGTTTGTGGGTTGACTGCAAACACGCCAGCGATAGTGAACACGTCACCAATCTTGAACGTGGGTGAGCCGCTTGTGAAGCTGATGTCAAGCGATGTTGCACCTTGGGTAGTCACAGCAGTTGCCACGATTGGGGCAGTTGGTGTAACACCGGTTGTGTGCTGAACAATCGACTGCGACATATTGATCTCGTCTAAGCCCAATACGCCTTCGCCCATCATACCGTTCTTGAACTGACGGCTGATAGTACCAGTTGGGTTAAACAGACCTTTCAAGCCCTCGACCAAACCGGCGTTGGCGGCTGGGTTAACAGTCGCATAACGTGGGCTCATGGGGGTGGCAAACTCGTTGAGTTTCTGTTGTGCTGCAAGCAGAACAGCAGAAGTCGAAGGAGTCGAGCCAGGAGTGCCTACTGAGTTGTAAATACCTTTGTAGGCAGTTGCCACGTCAGCGTCAACGCTTGATGCCAATTGCGACACACGGGGCTTAAGAACGCGTTCTGCGAAGTCATCCAATTGCATGGTGAGTTCGGCAGACGTGAAGTTCACGCCAATGTGCTTTTGGGTTGAAACAGTCAAAGTTGTGAACTGTTCGTTGTCGTCTTGCACTTGCAAGGCAGCACCGTCAGTAACTAAGGCGCGGTCGGGTAAGCGAATACGCAGGGTTGAACCAATTTTTGCGCCTTCAACGGCGAATGAATCGTCGTACTGACGATTGACGTTGCGACTGATCACCAAGTTGTTCTCGAGGATTTCGAGGGATTTACGGGTGATCATGTCAATGGTAAGAATGCTATTTGCCATGATAATTCCTAAAATAAGTTAGCGGAGGGTACGCGCTTCGTGCTTCTTTATCTGTCGCAATCTTTCGGCCTCAATCCAGTCTGACGTGGACATTGACTTGATAGAGCGTGGATCAGTCGTATCGTATGCCGGTGAGCCGGTCGTACGGGCTGAAACAGGTGAAATAGGCGCTGGTGCGTTTGAAGTCTTTTTGACCGGTGGGTTTGCGGCTAACTGAGCCTCAATCTTTCCGATTTCTTTGGCTTGCATGATAGGCGAAAGACGTGAAATCCGTTCCGCTTCTCGGGGGTTTGCACCTAAGTGGTAAGCCACTTCGGGGCCGTTGTCCGAGGCCTGAATGGATTGGGCCATCACGGTAGTAATTGGCAGATTCGGGTTGTATGCGACTTGTTCAAAGTCCTCATACTTCGCACGAACTTCCTCTTCCTTGTCGTGATAGGTTTCGAGTATTTCAGCTTGCTGCTTGCGCTGCTCGCGCTCCGCTAGTTTTTGCTCCGCACGTTGTTCTGCCAAGGCTTCGACATAATCTTCGTTTGAAGCAAACTGCTCGGGCGTGACCGGTGCTTGAGGCGCAACAGGTTGAACCGCTCTTTCCCTTTCCCACTTTCGCTGCTCGCGTGCGAGCCGTTTACCGATGGCTGCGTCTAATTCCTCTTGTGAAAAGGTCTTAGGTGCTGCTTCGGGTACTTCCGGCGCAGATACTTCAACAACCGGTTCTGCCGTAACTTCCGGTGTCGGCGCGGGTACTTCCGCTGGGCTTACTTCGTCTGACATTTGTAACTCCGAGGAGTCCTGGTGGATCGCACCAGTACGATTAGTATATTACTTAGATTCTGCGGGTGCAACATAATTTGGATCATGCGCCCAATCGACAGGGGGCAGGGCAGCTAACTGGTCAACCGTTGTGCAGCCGTTAATGGCAATAATCTGAGCATCGCATTGGGTACGGATGTCTTGGCGCCATGTATTCCAATCCATTGGAATGGCGGACTTGGTTTCGTAGCCCTTGACCACACGCCAATCGGAGGGCAGCAAGATTGAATACGCTTGCGCTTGCACGGCGTTGACCGCTTGCATTTGACACTCAAACAAGTCTTTAGGCGTAGCGGTGTAGTTAATCTCAACGACCGTGCCGGTGTAGACAGGTGCGTCTTGTGATATCCAGTAATAGACATCTGAAGGATACTGACCGTACACCACATCAACCATGCCGATAGCCGCTTTTTCTTCGGGGCTAGACAAGTTGCACCAGTTTGCCGGATAAGAAATATTATCCCACTCAAAGGCTGTGCCAGCGGGTACTAGGAGGGCGATCAAGCCGTTGGAAATGATTGCAAACATAACTACCTCGCTAAACTATTTTTGAATGGGTTTTCGGCAAATGCCATGTAGATGTATGTTTGACCACTATCGTTAGTAGATTC